ATTTGATTCACTTCCGTTCCCGGTTGTACTTCGTTCAGCTTCCAGAACTTGATGTCTTCAACGTACATGGCTGCGGGCGGATGTTCGCCAAACGCAGTGATGGCCACGACGATTGATGTAATAGGGTCTGCGAACTTCGCGTTTACGTCGATTGTGCGCACCGAAGTAGACCACGTTTCACGTCCGTTTCTAATTTGCCCATAATAAGCGTTGATTTTATTGCCTTCGTAGCGTCGCATACGGAATAGTCCGTCGAAGCCATTTAGATTCTTGTCTTTTCTGTCCAGGATGACGTCGCGAAAGCCAAAGTATCCTAGCGCCGTCTGTGCGCGGTTCATTTCCACATTCAGGTTGTCTTCCTTCATTGTCATCTTGCCGATGATTTCGTTTGAAGCATTTCGGAAGTAGAAGTCGATTTTTCCCATTTGACGCGCAGCAGTATTGCCTAAACTTTTCATCTGCACTTTTGCCTGAAATAAGAAGTTTGTCAACGGCTCATCTAATGGCTTCGAGATTGCGCTACCATGCCATGCGTTGCCCTCTCCAAAGTCTTGAACGCTGAATGAATAGCCGTTTGTGACGATTCCTGCGCCAGTCAGTTGATTATCTTCTAGTGTCCCAGATAGTGGCGTCCATCCAGTCAGGCTTTCGCATCTGTCCCAGAAAATAAGTTCTTCATAAGGTTTCGGCGTCGTTTCAGTGTCCTGGAACGTTCCCAGTTGCAAGTACCTGTCCCCAGCTATTACGGCGAAGGCTGGCGTATCTTGCGTAAACGTTGCCCTGATGACTGGAAAAACGGGTGCATCGCCATAGATTTCGATGTCTTCGATTCCGTCTAAGTTTGTTGACGGAATAGTCGCAAGATAGCTGGCACCGTATCCGAACGGTTCAGCAACCAGGAAGCGCAAAGTAGCCCTAGCCGTATGCATCGCTTGCGTCAGCTGCGTGTCTTCAGTAAGAATGGCGGGATATTCGACGCCGGGCTTGTCGCTAAATTCCAGCGGAACCAGGACGTCTGTATCCAATACTTCAGCCAGCTGCGCACGCTTCGTTTCGACGTCGCCGATGAACATGATGTCGACTTCAAAGATTCGCGCATCATTCTTCTTCCCGAATAAATAAACGCCGTCGCGTTTTGGCACGTTAAGCGTTTGAAGAACACGCGGCGCAAGAATATCACGCCGCACGTCCATGATTTTTGCGTAGTTCGAGAGAATGACGCCGTTAAAAATGACATCTATCATTTAACAGCACCCCTTGCCCTTGTTTTGTTTAATTTCATTCGACGAAGTTCTTCGTCAGTGAAGCGCGCTGTCGCACGTCCCACTTCGCGCCCATCTATTACGACAGGAATTTCGAAGAAGTATTCGACAGGCTGCGCATCCGTAGCAGTAGCTGGCGTCGGTTTGTAGTCATACGCAGCAGCAGGATAAATGCCACCGCTGCGATAGCTGCGAACGGTTGCCATATTAGGCGCCTTGACTTCGGACATATTCGGAATGGCGGCAGCACCCATGATTTCTGCGCTCTTGCGCACAGTTTCCACCATGTTTGATAGACCGATTGCCATTCCTTCGCCTGTCCACTCACCCATCTGCATCATGACTTTTGAAGGTGAATGGATGTCCAAGACTTTTGAGATTCCGCCAGATATTGCGCCACCGATTTCTTTCACTTTTGCCGCGACGCTGCCAACCATCGAACCGATACCGTTTATCAATCCGCGGATGATGTCCTTCCCGATGTCGAATAAGTCGATGCTGCTGATTTCGTCCAGGATTGCCCTGCCGATTTTAAGCGCAGCACTGATGACTTCGCCGATGGCGGACAGCAAGCCGTCTACAAGCGCAAGAATTAATTCCACGCCCGCAGCAAGTATGTCATCCAGATGATTCAAGATTTCCTTGATTAGCGTGACTGCCAGCGTGATTGCTGCGCCAATCAGCATCGGAATCATCTGAATAAGTCCGTCGATTAAAGCCATCACCAGCTTGATACCAGCGGTTAGAATGGCCGGTAAGTTCTGAATGAGTGTGTCCACAATTGCGAATAAAAGCGTGATTGCTGCGTCAATCAGTATAGGAAGCATCTGAATAATTCCTTCTACCAGCGCAAACAGGATTTGAATACCTGCTTCAATAATCGCTGGCAGTGCCTCAATCAGCGTCGTCACGATTGCCATTATTAGTGTGATAGCCGACTCGATAAGCAGCGGCAGCACTGAAATGATTCCTTGAATTAGGGACATCAGAAGCGTGATTCCTGTTTCGATGACTAGCGGAAGCATTTGAACGATTCCATTGATTAGCGCCATCAGTACTTGAATTCCCGCAAGTAGGATTTGTGGCAGCGCTGCGACGATTGCGCCAATTAAAGTTGTGATGACTTTAATTGCGGTAGTCAGGATTTGCGGAAGCGCCGTTCCGATTCCACTGATTAGCGCAGTCAGGATTTGAATGCCCGCTTCAATGAATAAAGGCAGCGCATCCGTCAGCGTTTCAGTGAATGAAGTCACAAGCTGCGTGATAACATTAAGGATTGTCGGAATTTGCGACAGGATTCCATCCAGTATTCCTACAATGACTTGAATGCCTGCGTCCAGGAACAGCGGTAGATTCGCAAGGAATGTATCAATCATTCCAGTTACGAATTCGACGACTTTGTCCATCAGTTCAGGAACAGTCAAGCCCATTCCGTCAGCAATTGCGCTAATTAGGTTCGTACCGACGATAATCAGGCGCGGAATTCCGCCTAATAACAAGCCGATAAGTGACGGAATGAATTTTGCCGCGACTTCTGCGATTCCGCTGAAGTCCAGGTTCATCGCTTTTGTGAACGCANNTTGTAGGTCAGTTCCGAAGTTCTTCACCTTGTNTACGACAGTGTCGACGATAGGCGCCACGACTCCCAAGACTTTCCCGAATACTTCGGACGCTTTTGACCAGAACGCCTGAAGCGCAGGAATGACGTCAGTCCTGAAGACTTCAGAAACTGCTTGCGCCGCTTGTTTCAAGAAGCCGAATGTCGCAGCCCCAGCAGCTTTAACAGCATTCATCGCTTTTTCAAAGTACGCTTTGAACGTATCCGAACGTTTATATAGCATATAGATGGCGACGCCAAGTGCGATGACAGCAGCGATGACACCAAACACGACGCCTGCGTATGTCAACATCGTTCCGACTGATACCCCGAATACGGCGGCAACAGTTTTAAGCCCTTCAACAAGCGCCGGCAAGAAGCCGATGAATACCAGTAGCGCACCGCCCGCGATTGCCATGACCGATGAAATAGCAAGCGCAAAGGCGACGAAACGCTTTTCACCTTCAGTCAGATTGTTGAACCATTCGACAGCGCCCTGGATGACGCGCACCATGAACTTGATTACTGGCAGCAGCGCGTTTCCGATAGCTATTGCCGCCGTTTCCAGCGCCCCTTGCAGTTCTTCTAACTGTCCCATTAAGTTATCTAGCTGCTTGTTTGCGATTTCTTCCGCTGTTCCACCAGCATTTCGCAGCTCTTTCGTAAAATCGACTAGTGTGTCTTCTCCCGCTTCCATCAGCGTCAGGATTGCTTTCATAGATTCAGCGCCGAAGATTGTGCTGATTGCATGCAGCTTCTGCTCGTCAGTCAATTTGCTGGTTGCTTTTGTCAATCGTCCGATGATTTCGTGTAGCGGCAGCATTTTTCCGTTCGCGTCAAACGCATTGAAGCCCAGTTCCTGCATGATTTCCGCGGCTTCTTTTGTTGGCGATGCCAAACGTGTTAAAGACATTGCAAGCGATGTCCCCGCCATTGAACCTTGAATACCTGCGTTACCTAATAAACCAACAGCCGCGGACATTTCTTCCAATTCCATGCCTAGCGCGTTCGCTGTCGGCGCAAGATATTTCATCGTTTCGCCCAACATTGATAGGTTAGTATTACTGGACGTAAATGTCTTTGTCAGAACGTCAGCGACGCGTGCTGTTTCGGATGCTTGCAAACCGAAGCCCGACAAGATGTTTGAAGTGATGTCTGCGGTACTCGCCAGGTCTATCTGCCCCGCAGCAGCCGCGTTCAACAGCCCTGGCATCGCTGCGATGATTTCATTCGTGTCATAGCCAGCCATCGCAAGATATGACATACCTTCTGCGGCTTCACTTGCGCTGAAGACGGTTGTAGCGCCTAACTGTTCCGCGGTCTTTGTCAGCTTCGCAAGTTCATTGTCCGTCGCGCCAGTTAACGCGCCGACGCGTGACATAGCTTTTTCGAAGTCGGCAGTAGTCTTGATGGCCATGCCCAGCCCTGCTGCTGTTGACGTCCCTACTGCCATCATTCCAGCCCCGACGGCTTTTGCCACCCCAGCGGCTTGTTTTTGAACGCTGTCTAACTTGTCGAACGTACTTGAAAAGTTATCAATCGCACTAATGACGAACTGAATGTCAGCCATGCTTTTCCCTTCCCTTCAAATATAAATAAAAAACAACCCCAGCGCCTTGTCGCCAGGGTCATCTTCTTCCGCGCTTTCGTTGCGCTTCTCGTTCCTCCTCTTTGCGTTTCATTTCCCAGAAGACTTTCCAGAACTGTACTTCGTTCGCATTGATTCCCTCGTCGAAGTGTTCAATGTGGATGTAGTCCTGCCCTACCAAGGGACGCAAAGATTCTGGAACGTGTATGCGGGAATAGCGACGACGTTCGCCAGTCAGTTCGCCAACCGTCACGCCGTGCGCGTCTGCGATTTCATAAAGCGCACGCGTCATCGGGTCGGCGGTTAGTCGTTTTTTACTTGCTGTTGCATATCTTCAGTAAGCCCAGACAATTCGAAGATTCTTTTTGCTAGCTGCGCGATTTCTTTGATGCTTTTCTTGTTTTCAAAGACAGCTAGGTCAGCTTCTTCGAAGACTTTTTCACCTTCTGGCGTTTCACATCCGTAAAGAACAGCAAGGATTGTCATGCGGATATGGTCATCTTTCCCCGCCTTCATAACCTTCTTTAAGTCTGCACCAGTCAGCGTTTTAACAGGAATTTCTGTGTCCCATTCTTCCACGTAGACTGTGTCATATTTAACATCATCAGAAGCCAATACTTTTTGACGAATTGCTTTAACATCGAATTTTTTAGCCATTTTTCATTCGCAGAATTTTAATTTAGATTTTCCCGATTTTAACGCCAGCCAGGCGGTTCGGGACACCGCTTTTCGCGTGCGCTGCGCTATGCTGGCATAGGTTCTCATGAGGTTCGAAAAGGTTCGCACGTACTGCTTTCCGCA